AGCACTGATCGCTTTCGTAGCTGAACGATCAGCAATGCCCCCTCCTTGTCCGTTACTACCTCCAGGTCTATTTGCGCCACCACTATTACGACCAGTATTATTATTACTAGAACTACTGTTATCCATGTCATTAATCGAATTGGTTAGATTCATGCCCTAGAAAAGTGAAGTAAGCTCCTTTCCTCCTGAATTGGACCATTAATTTGGTCTAAATTCAGGCGCGAGAAGCTTGCCTCAAGGGCCAATTGTTCATCAGGAGTTAAACCGAAAGCAAGCCAGAACGAAAATCTAGCCTCATCAGTAGGATCAAGACCCTGGTAGTTCCCACTTCTATGGAACTTATATAACCAGGAATCGTGAACAGATCGGGTGACTCCAGTCTTGGCACCATGATACAATGGATATTGCTCAAAGAATTTTGCCATAACTGGTACCCCGTCATTCACAACCCTACCACCGCTTCCGACCGCAGAGACCCAAGTTTCCAAATTGACTTGGTTGCTAAGATCATTGAGAGAATGCAAATCCTTAGATAAAGATTGGTGCAAGTTACGCACCATTCGATACTTTCCATTAACAAGGATAGGCCTAGTTTGACAAAACTCCACATGCTCAAGGACAAATACTGGTTTCTCCACTTTCATGGTAAATCCAAGACTTGTATAATATTCCTTAAGTCCACATGTAGCCTTGTCAAGATCACGTCTCTCTACAACAAGCATACAATCATCACCATTATTCGCCAACCGGAATTTTTGGATTTTCTGGTTTACACACCAGTTCCACACGGTTGAACACATTAGGAAACAATTTCCACTTGATGTATTCATGTCACCTGACATTCTGCACCCCTCAACTCTATATTTGATGCTACCATCAGGACAACGCGCCAACCCACGGTTAGAACGTTGCCATGATAATAGCTTTGCAAGTTCAACTCGTTCATCAATAGAGAAAAGGGACAACCACATACTGTGCTCATATTCCAGAGCTTCAACAGACACATGTTGGTCAAATCTACTAGCATCCATGCCAATACCCACTGGATCTTTGAATGAATTCCACAACTCATACATATCCTCTCCAGCACGATCGGCATTTATACCTTTAAAAATAGTTCGACCACCAAACAACTTATTTATGCCTTTAAACACAATTTCTTCTGCATGACGTAGATATCTACCAACCTCCACGTTATATCTCGGCTTTCTAGGCTGGATTACACGTGGGGCTGGGTCGCATTTGGCAGTCAAGTTAATCTTTTCTGCCTTAACAAAAGTACTGAGCCACGAGTCACTCTCCTTTATGGATAGCACTGCTAACGATTCAACTGCTTCAGTATACCGCTTCAACTTGTTACCCTTATAAAAGCCCAAGAATTCTTGGGGTGTCAACCGGGTGATCTTAGCCAAATTAGCTACCAACGCGTCCCTGAACCGGACTTGTGACTCAAATACTCCTGGGGTGGGCTGTGGTGTTGCGACTAACTCTCCGTTGACTTCAACTCGGAACACGCGCTCCACCAACCCCCTGCGAACATTGCCCAATGAGTGATCATGCACTCCATACCGTATATTGGGACCCATGCCTACGAAACGGTACAATTTACGTGGCCGGGCTAAAGGTGGTCCTTGTGTCACCAACATCCCATCTACTTCACCTCGTTTAACTTTGGTGGTGAAGCCGTTGATGACACATAGGCCTCCCTATTTTCCTAAACAGCCCCCTCCCATGGGGCTGTCTCTCTTTCCAATCTCCTGCAACATACTCTCTGCCAAATAATCTTCATCAGTCTTAACAAGGCAGGCTGCTACAGCCAATGGCAAAATTCGGGCAATGTGTGTTGGTCTAACACCATGCTTGATCATTTCATCCCTACATATTCTCTGATACACCAACTGTGAGGCCTTGGTGTTACTCATCAACCCGACCTCCGCCTTAGCAAGTAAAGCCACCCGAGCGGCATAATGGATCTTCCTGTGTGCGCGTACATTCACTACATCCCTACATGACACAAGGTCCTTGTCACTATCGGTGGCAAACTCGTCTTCAATATCGTCGGTTGAATAAACCTTCCCAATCTTCCTCAAAGAGCTGATAGTATCAGCGTGTCCATTGTGGAGACGCTCATAACCACAAATACGTTGAAAAACCAACACCCAAACCATTCCCAAAATAGGCCAACAACACATAGTTATTATACATACTAGTCCCAGAACTGAGTAACAACACAGCATGAGGAGAAAATGGAACTTCCCCCCCTGTAAACTACGGAAATTCGTATCCATATTGACTATCGTAAGATT